CCACGCTGGCGCTGCGCACCGACGCGCTGGCCGAGGACATGCCGCCCGTGGTGCTGATGGGCTACCAGCAGGCCTGGGTGGCCGATGAAGCCCAGCTGAAGATCTGCGAGAAGAGCCGACGCACGGGATTTACCTGGGCCGAGGCGGCGGACGATGTGCTGATCGCCGCGGCCGAAGGCGGCAGCAAGGTCTTCTACATCAGCGCCACGCAGGACATGGCGCGCGAGTACATCGAGGCCTGCGCCATGTGGGCCCGCGCGTACAACTACGCGGCCGGCGCCATTGGCGAAGGGCTGTACGACGACGGCGACGACGCGCAGGGCAACCGCAAGTACATCAAGACCTACGAGATCGTCTTCCCGAACTCGGGGCAGCGCATCGTCGCGCTGAGCAGCCGGCCCACCAACCTGCGCGGCAAGCAGGGCGTGATCGTGATCGACGAGGCCGCCTTCCACGGCGATCTGGCGGCGCTGCTGAAGGCGGCGATGGCCATGCTGCTGTGGGGCGACAAGGTGCGCATCATCAGCACCCACGACGGGGCCGAGAACGCCTTCAACCAACTGATCCAGGAAGTGCGCGCGGGCAAGCGCGGCGGGCCGGAAGAAGCCAGCGTGCACCGCGTGACCTTCCGCCAGGCGGTGGCCGACGGGCTGTACCGGCGCGTGTGCCTGCGCAAGGGCATCCAGTGGACGCAGGCGGGCGAGGACAAGTGGGTGGCTGCCGCCTACCGCTTCTACGGCGACGATTCGGCCGAGGAGCTGGACGCCATACCCAGCCAGAGTGCGGGCGCGTATCTGAGCCTGACTCTGATCGAGACCCGCATGACCACCGAGCCGGCCTGGCCGGCGGGCAACGGGCCGGTGATCATCCGCGGCAAGTGGGACGACGGGTTCGCGTACCTGCCCGAGGACGTACGGAAGTACGCCATTCGCGGCTGGTGCGAAGAGAACCTGCTGCCGCACCTGGCCAACCTGAGCGGCCTGCTGCGCCACGTGTTCGGCCAGGACTTCGCGCGCAACCGCGACCAGTCGGTGATCGCCATCCTCGAGGAGGACACCGATCTGGTACGGCGGCCGAAGGTGACGGTGGAGCTGGCCAACTGCCCGTTCAGCTGCCAGGAGCAGATCCTGGAGTTCATCATCGACCGGCTGCCGCGCTTCCGAGGCGGGGCGATGGACGCCACCGGCAATGGCGCGGCGCTGGCCGAGAAGATGGCGCAGAAGTACGGCACCGAAATGATCGAGCAGGTGAAGCTGCACGACGGCTTTTACCTGGCCCACATGCCCAAGCTGAAAGCCGCGCTGCAGGACGGCACGCTGGTGGACCTGCCGCGCGACGACGCGCACCGCGACGATCTGCGCGCCATCAAGCTGGTGAAGGGCATCCCCAAGCTGCCGGATGGCGACACGCAGAGCGCCGGCGCGCGCGCTCAGGCGGCCGATGGCGGCAAGAAGCTGCGCCGGCACGGTGACTACGCGATCGCGCTGTTCTTGGGCGTCTATGCGTTCTTCCGCGAGGCGGGCGAGATCGCGTTCACGGCCGCGCCAGGCCGGGGGCATTGGGACCGGCCCGATGAGGGTGGCGGCCGGGCCCGGATGCAGGCGGACGACGGGCTGGAAGACGCGCTGAACTCGTTCGACGCCGACCGCAAGGGGGCCTGGTGATGGCCGGGAAGGTGCTTTGGGCCATGTCCCCACCCACCCCCAATGCGTTCAAAAACGATTTTGAACGGGGTTTTGGCCATTTTCCGGGGCGCCTGGCTACCAAGGGCCGGACCTGGGTCGGAAAAACGGCCCTATCGCCAGATTGCAGAAAGCCACCGCCATGATCCTGGACCACAACGGCCAACCCATCGACCTGGCCGCCGAGCTGGCCAATGCGCGCGAGCCGCAGACATCGCGCGTGGGGCACCTGCAGCGTGAGTTCGACGAGCACCCCAGCCGCGGCCTGACGCCGGCGCGGCTGAGCGCCATCATGACGGCGGCCGAGCGCGGCGACCTGGTGCCGCAGATCGAGCTGGCAGATGACATGGAGGAGCGCGACGCGCACCTGTACGCCGAGTTGAACAAGCGCCGCGGCACGATCACCGGGCTGGACTGGAGCATCGAGCCGCCCGAGAACGCCAGCGCCGAAGAGAAGAGCCTGGCCGAGGAGGTGCGCGACTGGCTGGACATGATCGACGTGGAAGCCAACGGCGTGCACGGCGGCATCGACCTGGCCGTCAGCATCATGACCGACGCCATCCTGAAGGGCTTCAGCCCGCAGGAGATGGTGTGGGGCGTGGAGAGCGACGGCAGCGGGCGCAAGGTGCAGGTGCCGCGGCTGACGGCGCAGCCGCAGCGCTGGTTCACCAGCAGCGCCGACCGCCGGCGCTTCCTGCTGCGCAGCCGCGACATGATCGACGCGACCGAGGACCTGCCGGCGGTGATGGGCCAGGAGCTGCAGCCGCTGGCCTGGCTGATGCACGTGCACCCGGCCCGCAATGGCTACGTGGCGCGCATGAGCCTGAGCCGCGTGCTGTTCTGGCCGTACCTGTTCAAGAACTACAGCGTGCGAGACCTGGCCGAGTTCCTGGAGATCCACGGCCTGCCGCTGCGACTGGGCAAGTACGCGAGTGGCGCGACGGATAAGGAGAAGCTGCTCCTGCTGCAGGCGGTGACGCAGATCGGGCACAACGCGGCGGGGATCATTCCGCAGAGCATGGCCATCGAGTTCCAGAAGGCGGCCGAGGGCTCGGAAGGGCCGTTCATCTCCATGTGGGACCACATGGACGCGGCCGAGAGCAAGGCCATCCTGGGCCAGACGCTGAGCGCCAGCGAAGGCCAGCACGGCACGCAGGCGCTGGGCCAGGTGCACAACGAAGTTCGCATGGACATCCGCGACGCCGATGCGCGGCTGATCGAGCAGAGCTTCACGCGCCAGTTGCTGATGCCGCTGGTGCTGGTGAACCGGCCCGGCGCCAACCTGCGCCGCCTGCCGCGGCTGTGCTTCGACACCGGCGAGGCGGAAGACCTGGGGCTCTATGCCGAGAACCTGCCCAAGCTGGCCACCGCCGGCGTGAAGATCGGCGTGCGCTGGGTGGCCGAGAAGCTGCGCATCCCCGAGCCGGAAGACGGCGAGGAGGTGATGCGCGCCGCGCCGCCGCCGGCCGCACCTGGTGCGGTGCCACCAGGTGGCAAGCTGCCGCCGGCGGACACCAAGACCCAGGCAGCGGCGCGCGCCGCGCTGACGGCCGCGCTGCTGAAGAGCCTGGCCGGCGGCAAGCCCGCGCCGGCACCGGCGCCGCCGGCGGACCTGATCGACCAGCTGGTGGCCGAGCAGACGGCGCAGTGGCAGCCGCTGCTGGGCCCGCTGATAGAGCCGCTGCTGGCCGAGCTGGACAAGGCCGTTGCCGCTGGTGAAAGCCTGCAGGCCTGGGCCGCCAGGTTGCCCGACCTGATCAGGCTGATGGACGCGCAGGCCATCACCGACGACTTGGCGCGCGCGGCGTTCGCGGCGCATCTGGCTGGCCAGGCGGATCTGGATCTGGAAACACGGGAGTGAAGAATATGAGCAACGAGGACGACTGCCCAGGCTGCGGCGCCACCGTAGCGGACCGACAGACCAAGCCCGACGACAATCCAGTTCTGCGCGCCTGCCCGCATTGCCAGTCCCTGAAGTGTTGCATGTGCGACATGGGCGACGACGTCGAGTGCATCAGCTGCAACCTGGACGAGTAAAGCCGGCACATGCCAACGCCTGCCCCAGCCGGCTTCACGCTTGGCGCCCTGAAGCCCACCGATGCGGTTGCGGCCTTTGCCGCGCGCAAGCTGCTGCGGCCCACCTTCCGCTGGACCGACGTCTGGCAGGCCGAGCACACCAGCCAGTTCGCGGTGGCCGGCGTCATGCGGCTGGACATCCTGCAGCTGATACGCGAGCAGGTGCGCCTGGCCGTCGACGAAGGGCTGGACTTGCAGCGTTTCACTGCAACTCTGCGCGCCCAGCTGGTGGCCAAGGGATGGTGGGGAAACATCGAGATCGCCGACCCGAAGACCGGCGAGCTGCGCAACACCAGGTTCAACAACCAACGCCTGCAGCTGATCTACGAGGTGAACCTGCGCCAGAGCTATGCGGCCGGCCGCTGGGCGCGGATCCAGCGCGGGCGCATGCCCTACATCGTGTACCGCACCATGCGTGACGAACGGGTGCGGGTGTCTCACCGGCCGTGGGACAACGTGGTGCTGCCGAAGGACCACCCCTGGTGGGACACGCACTTTCCGCCGTGCGGGTGGCGCTGCCGCTGCCATGCCTTCGCCATCGACGAAGCTGGTCT